ATATTCAGCAACTGACCTGAAGAATCTGTCAAGCTTGATGAATATGATTCTATCAAATCTGCTTTCTTCTGCATCATGAATCATTCTTTGAAGTTCCGGTCTGTTTCTGATCAGCTTCCTTCCTGATACACCTTCATCAATATACCATTCCACAATTTTCATGTGATTCTTTTCGGCATATTCTGTCAATTTCATCTTCTGTGCATCCAATGACAGCCCATGCAGCTTTTGTTCCTGATGCGACACCCTGACATAGGCTGCCACTCTCTCAATTTTTTTCAATCCCTTCACACTCCTTTTGTAAATTCTTGTTGCTGGTTCAAAGTTTCGGCATCACCACCTTTATTTGACAATTTTCGCAACATTATTCTGATATAATAAATGTTGTAAATTACCATTGTTCAGACAATTTTTATTTGTTATATTACATTACAGAACACAGAACTTGTGTTCTTGCCCTGGTAAATGAAAGGATGATCCCCATGCACAAAAAGCCCATAGACGAAATCAATCAAATCTTGTCCACTTTGGAAGAACATGAATTGCTTTACATCCTGACATTCATTGAAAAAATCTTCGGGAAGTCTTAAACTTCCCCACTTGTTTCTGCAAGGCTGTGAACCAAATCCTTGACGATTTTCCGCTTTGCAGCATCCAATGTCTTGAAATCCTCAAACATCCCCACAAAGTCTTCATCAGTCAGAATTTCAAAGTGTCTTTCTGCCATTGTGATGGGATTCTTTTTCATTTCTTCTTCCCATCCCATCAAATACTGTGGTGTTGTTCCCAGTGCTGATGCTATCGGTTCAAGAATGTCAAGCGGTAAATTCTCAATGTCACCCTTTTCATATCTATATATTGTTGACCGATCCTTGCCCAATCTTTTCCCCAGCTCTTCAGCGGACATTCCTATTCTTTTTCTTCGTTCTTTTATTCTCAATCCTATTTTCAAAAAAATCACATCCTTTTTCCTGATTGTATCATAAAAGTCGCAAGATTGCAACCAGATTTTAGAAAAAAGTCGCATATGTTACAAAAAAAGTATTGACAAGTGCGAAAAATGGTGCTAATATACAGATAGTCGCATATGGTGCGACATTATGAAATATTACTTCAAAAGGTGGTGAAAACATGGACATCAACAAATTAAAAGGAAAAATGGTGGCATTGAATATGAATGTTGAACAACTTGCAAAAATCATCAAGGTTGACCGTTCTTCATTGTATCGCAAATTTAACAATGCAGAAAAAATCACAATAGGCGAAGCAATAAAGATGAAGGAAGCATTGCACATGTCATCTGAAGAAGCATGTGAAATTTTTTTATCCTAAAAGTCGCATAATGTGCGACTAAAAGAAAGGAAGTGATGTGATGCCTAACGGAACAGACCTTCTGGCATTGCTTATCAAGCTTCTGTCAGACCAGGAAGGTGTGGAAATCACCTATCAAATAACGAAAGGAAACTAAAAAATGAAAATGGTCAAAAAAATATTCAATTTAATAATGGGATGCACATTCCTCATATCGGTGGCAGCACTTGATTCTGAATCATTGGTGCTTCCTCTTACCCTGGCAATGATATCAGGTGCATATCTGGTCATATATGCAAGGGTGCAAGGCTGGATGCAGTAAAAGTGGACAAGGAGTGAAATAAGAAAAAATGAAAGTATTAAGTTTATGTGATGGCATGTCTTGTGGTCGGATAGCCCTTGAAAGAGCAGGAATAAAAGTCAGTGAATATTATGCCGCTGAAATAAAAGAAATCGGGATAAAAGTGACACAAGACAACTACCCTGACACTATCCATGTTGGTAATGTTAAAAAAATAAAATATAAAAGTGGAATTTTACACACAGAAAAGGGTGATTTTGATTGTGGTGGCATTGACCTTGTAATGTTTGGAAGCCCATGTCAGACTTTTTCAATTGCAACAAAAAAACCACAAAGGAATGGGTTGGAAAATGAAGAAAAATCAGGGCTTTTTTACGAATGCAATAGAATTCTGAAAGAAGTATCACCAAAATTTTACTTGATGGAAAATGTGAAAAGTATGAAGGATGAAGACAAAGAAACCATCAGCAGATTCATGGGAGAAGAACCAATAATGATTGATTCTTCTATTATTGCCCCTGCTTTGCGAAGTCGTTACTATTGGACAAACATCAAAACAATTGAACAGCCAAAAGGAATCAATATAAATCTTCAAGATATACTTGACTATGGATTCACAGACAGAAAAAAAGCAAGAAGCCTACTGGTAAGCGACAGCAGACCATTGACAACCCCTGTGAAGATGTTCCACAGGTATTTTAGTTCTGGATTCACAACATTGATATTTAAGGATAAATTTCACTTTGAAGAATGTGTTGCAGAATACAAAAGAATATCAGGTGAAAAAGGAAAAATCAAGGCTTCTGATTTGGATGATTATCAAGGACATGTTTTTGATGGTGTCAGATATATGAACCAGAACGAACTTGAAAGATGTCAAACTGTTCCACAAGGTTATACAAAATGTCTGACAAGGAATGAAGCAGCTGATGTGTTGGGTGATGGCTGGACTGTTGATGTGATTGCTCACATTCTCACATACTTACCTGAAGAGTACAAGAAAGGATGTTGAAAAATGGATATTATGAAAATGGGAAAAAACCCGAATTATTTAGGTTCATGGGACTTGGATGATGTGCCAGGTCATGAACTTACATTGACAATTGAACAGATAAAGGATGAAGAAGTTGTCACGAATGGCAAGACAGAAAACTGCACTGCATGTCACTGGACTGATAAGGCATATAAGCCAATGATCCTGAATGTGACAAACAAAAAAACACTGTGCAAATTATATAAGACCAAAGACACAGAAAAGCTGAAGGGAAAAGCGGTGGTCATTGGTATTGATAAGGTCAAAGCCTTTGGTGACATTCATGATGCTTTGAGGATCAGAAAGAGGATTCCACAGACCACCAGTGCAGTGCTTCCAAAGTGTGAGAAGTGCAAAAAGGACATCACAGCTTCAAACAATATGACACCGGAACAATTGGCTGCATATACAAAAAGTAAATATGGGAAGTGCTTGTGTGCAGAATGTGCAACAGCAGCAAAGGGGGAACAGAAATGAAATTGACAGAAAAGAACTATTTCAGCCAGAAGGCAAATGAAGAATTCATGTCAGTGTCACAGTTCAAGGCTTTTGACAAATGCCCTGCATCAGCAATGGCAGAGCTGAAGGGCGAATTCACCAGAGAAAAGACCACTGCACTTCTTGTGGGTTCATATGTGGATTCATATTTTGAAGGCACACTGGAATAATTCAAAGCGGAAAATCCCGACATCTTCAAAAGGGATGGCACACCGAAGGCTGACTATGTTCAGGCAGAAGCTATCATTCAGCGAATTGAACAGGACAAGCTTTTCACAGAATTCATGTCAGGTGGAAAGCAAATCATCATGACAGGCACAATCTGTGATGTGGCGGTAAAGATCAAAATTGACTGCTTACATGATGACAAGATTGTTGACTTGAAAATTATGAAGGACTTTGAAGAAGTGTGGACACCAGATGTGGGCAAGATCCCTTGGTTCGAAGCATGGGGATATGACATCCAGGGTGCTGTCTACCAGGAAATTGTCAGACAGAACACAGGGAAAACCCTTCCCTTCTATCTTGCAGCTGCAACAAAGGAAAAAACACCTGACATTGACATTGTACATATCAATCAGAAGCATTTGGATTTTGCACTTGAACAGTTCAAGCAGAAGGTTGAAATGTTTGATGCAATCAAGAAAGGCATCATTGAACCAGACCGCTGTGAAAAGTGCGAATATTGCAAAAATACAAAGGTTCTGACAGAACCAACAGATTCAACAGAATTTTATTTGATATAGAAAGGAAAGTGAAACAATGAACAGAAAACAACTTCAATTATCAGTGTGCAAGGCACTTTTGGACAGAAACAAAAGATGTTGCGGAACATTCATCAATGATGAAGAATTTGCATTCACTTTTGATGGGTATAGTGCTTTTGTGTTTCATAAAGATGAATGCATTTTTGATGTTTCAAAAGTCCGTAAATTTGAAACATTGAAAATGTTGCTTCAGGGTGATGAAAAAGACATTGAAATCAAGCCCACAAAAGAAATGTTCCTTGTGAATAACAGAGTGATTGAAAAATATGCTTCAGATGATGCAACACTTGAAGTCTTTGTATATGCAGATATTTCAAAATCCTTCAAAGAGTTTCATTTTTATGCATATACACCACTTGAAAGGATTCTTGTCAAGGATGACTTTGGAAGGCTTGTGGGTTTATTTCTACCAATGAGATATAACGGATAAATAATGAAAGGATGAAAGAACAATGAACAAAGTGATTTTAATGGGCAGATTGACAAAGGATGTGGAACTGAAGCAGACACCAAATGGTGTGTCTGTTGCAAAGTTCACCATTGCAGTGAACAGAAGATTTGACAAAGAAAATGCAGACTTCATCAGTTGTGTGGCATGGCGAAACACAGCAGAATTCATTGCAAAGTATTTCAGTAAAGGAAGCAGCATTGCAGTTGTGGGAAGTCTTCAGACCGGAAGTTATGAAAAGGATGGTCAAAAAGTATACACAACAGATGTGAATGTTGATGAAGCATATTTTGCAGGAAGCAAGGCACCAAACGAATCAGGGGCATCTGAAGGGGCTGAAAATGTGCAACAGGATTTCAGCGGATTCACACCAATTGCAACTGATGATGATTTGCCATTTTAAGGGGTGATTATGATGGAAGATATAAAACTTATGCATGGTGACTGTCTGGAACTGATGAAAAGCATTCCTGATGGAAGTGTGGATATGATTCTTTGTGATTTGCCATATGGCACAACAGCATGCAAATGGGATTCTGTCATCCCTTTTGAACCACTATGGGAACAGTACAGAAGAATCGTCAAAGATAATGGTGCAATTGTGCTTTTTGCAACACAACCATTCACAAGTTTACTGGTAATGTCAAATATTAAAGGATATAAGCATCACTGGATATGGGTGAAGAATCGTGGCACAGGCTTTCAAGTTGCTAAATATAGACCAATGATGAAAACAGAAGACATTGTTGCATTTACAAAAAAAGGCGAAAGAATTGTGTATTATCCGCAAAAGATCAAATTAGAAAGACCATACATTTCTTCAAATGCATCTTCATCAAACGGAACAAACCCATTGGCACATTTTAACCCGGGCAAAAAGGTTGTGACATCAAAACATCCCACAAATGTGATTGAAATTGCAAAAGTGACAAAGCCACTACATCCGACACAAAACCCTGTCCCGCTTTTGGAATATCTTGTGAAAACCTACACAAATAAAGGTGACACAGTTCTTGACAATTGCATGGGTTCAGGCAGCACAGGTGTGGCATGTGTGAACACCGGAAGGAAATTCATAGGAATGGAACTTGATGAAAACTATTTCGATATTGCCACAAAGAGAATTGAAGAAGCAAGAATGGCGGTGGTGTAAATGGCAAAGAAGAAAATCAACAGCAAAGAAAAAGGTGCAAGATTTGAAAGACTTCTTGCAAACAAATTCAAAGAATATGGTTTTGATAGTCGCAGAGGACAGCAATATTGTGGGGCAAATGGTGATGCTGATGTTGTGGGATTGCCAGGCATCCACATTGAAGCCAAAGCGGTTGAAAAAATGGAACTTTACAAATGGATGGCACAGGCAATAAATGATGCAGAAGCAAATGGATCAGGCTGTCTTCCTGCTGTATTCCACAAGAAGAACAGGGCTGGCATCCTGGTCACAATGAGATTTGAAGACTTTATGAAGGTATACAAGGAAGGGGGATTCAATCATGTATAAAAAGGCAATCAGAGCAATTAAAAATATCAATTTTGTTATTGAAAACAATTTGCAAGAAAAAGATGCAAAAATCTATATTTCCGCTTTGAATACAGCAATTGAAGCAATGAAAATGAGGACACCAACAAAACCAAATCATTTGCAAGTCTTAACAAAGACCTTGCTATGTGGGTGCTGCACAACTGACTACAATTCAGGCACTTGTCCCCACTGTGGCGAAGATGTAACTGACTACCATGCTTTTTGTGGTGATTGTGGTCAGGCTTTGGACTGGGGTGATGAAGATGACTGAAATCAGAAAAACAGCTTCGCTTGTGTTGGATGTACTGAAGGAACATCCAACAACCAGGAACAGTGACATGCTTCTGTATTTGAAAGTGTGTGAGATATGCAATCCTGAAGCCCTGAAAAAGCCCCTGTGTGATGTTTTGCCATCCCTGAAGGAATATGGTCTTCCACCTTTTGAAACTGTCAGAAGGGCAAGGCAGAAGCTTCAGGCGGTGTTTCCCTACTTGGGAAGCAATGACAGGGTGCAGGCTTTCAGAGAAGAAAAGGAAAAAGAATTCAGGGAATTTGCAAGGGGGTGATTGGTGTGAAGTGTCAATTCAGAACAACAAAAAGTATCAAAGTCGCTTATCAGGACAATCCCTTCAATGCAGGATACGGAAAAATCAAGGAAACAACAGTTGAAACACAATTTGAAGAATGTCTTGGTACGGAATGCCCCTATTATGGAAGAAATATGTTTGATTTGAGTACAGGCAAGACACACCTGACAGACGAATGCAGAAGGGTGGGATGAACAGTGTCCGAAAAAAAGATTTCTTTAAGAAGGAAAGCTGAACTTGAAAGTTCACTTCCTTATTCATTCACCTACAAAATCAGAAATGCTTTTTGGAATAAAAAATGCCCTATTTGTGGAATCACAATGAATTCCATAATTGATGAAGAATTTCATATTTATGGGAATAATTTCATCCCAACGATTCAGCATAACATTCCTATATCAAAAGGTGGAAAGCATGAACTGGGAAATATTTCAGTGATTTGCAAAAGGTGCAATGTTTCAATAAGGGATAAAATCACACCAGAACTCAATGCAAAGGAAGTGGAAGAAGTATGGCAGAAGTTAAATGGATAAAATTGCAAACAGACATCTTTGATGATGAAAAAATTCTTCTGATCGAAAGCCTTCCTGATGCTTATGCAATCATCACAGTGTGGTTCAAATTGCTTTGCCTGGCAGGAAAGCAGAACAATGATGGTGTATTCATGATGTCAAACAGACTGGCATACACAGAAAAGATGCTTTCAACCATCTTCAGAATGAATGAAGCAACAGTCGCCCTGGCACTGAAGACTTTTGAACAGTTTGGCATGATTGAAATTGTTGAAGGTGTCATCACAATCCCGAACTGGAACAAACATCAATCACTTGATGCTTATGAGAAGAAAAAGGAAAGGGATAGGATATATCAAGCAGAAAGAAGGGCGAAACAGCGGACACTGGCTGCTGCAAGCGGTTCATCAGCAAATGGACTTCCGCTGAAGGAGTGGAAAGCGGTTCTGAAGGAATTCAACTTTCAATGTGCTTATTGTGGAAGCACTGAAGGTCTTCAACAGGAACACATCATTCCTGTTGTTCGTGGTGGGAAGTACGAAATTGGAAACATCATCCCTGCTTGCAAACATTGTAATGCAAGCAAAAAGGACAAGGAATTTGAAAAATGGTATATGAATTCTGATGTTTTCGACATTGAAAGGATGCAGCACATCAAAAAATATATAAAATCGGCAGATTCGTCGGCAGATTCGTCGCCTTACGTCGCTTTTTCAGATATAGATATAGATAAAGAAGAAGATAAAGATATAGATAATATTGATATATTGTCAGATTCAGCATCTTCTTCCCCTTCCCCATCGCCTTCAAAATCAAAGTCTATCAAACACAAATATGGTGAATACAACAATGTGTTTCTTACTGATGAAGAACTGGCAAAGCTGAAAAATGAATTCACAGACTGGGCTGAAAGGATTGAAAGGTTGTCTTCATACATAGCAAGTACTGGCAAAGTGTATAAAAGCCATTTTGTGACCATCAGGAACTGGGCAAAAAGGGATGCAGAGAAGCCACAAGTGCAAATCAAGCCCACAAAGTTCAACAACTTCAGCGGAAGGTCTGCACATGAAATGACAGCAAAAGAAAGAATGCATTTTCAGAAACAAATGGCTATATTGAAACCAACAGCAGGAACAGATGAAGCCCTACAGAAAAGGGCTGAAGAATTAAAAGATAAACTGGGGCAGTGATTTCTGCCCCCGGTAGATAAAGAAAGGATGAATGAAATGAATATATTTATGGGAATTGTAGTATTTTTTTTGATGGGATGCCTTATCACCGAAAAGAATGACCAGAAGCGGAAAGACTGCCTGATAGCATTCGGGATTGTATTCACTGAATTTGTTGCAATGCAGATCATTCCATTATTTATGTAAAGGGGGCAGCCAAAATGGATATTTTAAGAGGTGACATTTTCTTCATACAAAAATATGACAGATATTCAGACACTGGTGTGATTGAAAGCGAAGGAAGACCAGCTGTGATTGTATCAAACAATGTACACAATGAATTTTCAGGGCTTGTTGAAGTGGTATATCTGACATCACAGGAAAAGAAACCAATCCCTTCACATGTTCCGGTGATGTGCAAAGTGCCTTCAACAGCCTTGTGTGAACAGATTGACACTGTTTCAAAAGAAAGGCTGGGCAACTATGTGAGAAAATGCACAGATGAAGAAATGGCTGCAATTGATAAGGCTTTGATGTATTCACTGGGCATTGAACAGATCGAAGTGGAAATGGATGCAAAGGGAATCATAGGAAGCAATGTTGAAGCCTTAAAAGAAGAAATAGTCAAATTACAGGCTGAAAGGGGCACATATATGAAGTGCTTCCAGGTTGTATTGCAGAAGGGGGAAGTCTGATGGATGCAAAAGTTTTTCTTAATCAATTGAACAAACTTGATAGAATGATTGAAAATAAGCTGATAGAAAAAGAACAGTGGAAGTCAATTGCACTGGGTGTGGGTTCTGGCGGTGCTGATGTGCTAATCAAGGGTAAGCTGCACAAAATGGACAAGGTGCAATCAACACCGAACCCCAAAAAGATGGAAGATGCTGTGATCAGATATGTTGATATAGAAGCTGAAATTGATGCCTGTGTGGACAATCTGATTGAAGCAAAGAAAGATGTCATCAGTGTGATTGAAAAGCTGTCAGCGGAAGAATATGACCTTCTACATAAGGTATATGTGCAGCACAAGGAACTGGCAGATGTTGCAGATGCCTTCAAAAAGACATACAGCTGGGTGACAACGATTCATGGAAGGGCTTTGAAGAATGTGCAAAGGATTTTGGATGAAAGAGGTGAAGGCTGTGGGGAAGTGTAGTGATTGCATTGTTGGGATAATGTTTGAACCTTTTAGTGATAGTCGGGAATTGACTTCACAGTCTGAATTGATAAAACGAGCAAAAAGCAATGAAGAAGCAAACATAAGAATAGAAAAGAATGGCTGGGGATTTCTTCACAAAAAATATTATGAATTGAAGGACTATTGTGACAGAAGAAAAAGCACAGATTTGACAAGATTCATTTTTTGTCCTGTGTGCGGTAAAAAAATCGACTGGAAAGCAATCAAAAAGAAAGGCGGTGCGGAGTGATGGCTGTAAAGAAATATATAGAACTTCAAAAGGCTTTGAATGTTTGCAAAATGCAATATGAACATTGTTTAGAAATGCACGATTGGAGTGGTGATGCAACTGCTGACAATATTAAGCGAGATATTGAAACATTACCCACCGCAGATGTTGTGGAAGTGAAGCACGCAAAATGGGAAATCAATTATGATGGGTACTATCCGTATTGCAGTAATTGTAAGACAGAGCCGAAGAATGGTGTATTATCAAAGCATTGTCCAGAATGCGGTGCAAAAATGGATGGTCAGAAGGATGGTGAAAACAATGGCTGAAATAAACAACATCTGTGACCTTGCATGGCAGAAGCTGGCGGTTGCAATAGTTGCACAGGGCTGTGTGGACTATGGAAAGATATGCAAGGCACTTCAGGAAGAACCGGACAACGAAGAAATCAAACAAACGAAAGACAGCCTGACACAGTTCTTCAGGGGGCAATGGATTCAGATGCTTTGTGACTATGATGGTGAAGCACTGATGAGAATGACAGAAAGACGATTCCTGAACAGCAGAAAAAGAGCAAATGCAATGTGCTTTTTTGGGTGATTGTGACTTTTTTGCAACTGTTGTGACTTTTTTGCAAGTATTTTGACTTTTTTGTACTTGCATTGATTGTTCGTCTATGATAATGTTATATTAGAATAATATGCAAATGACCACCAGGCAATGGGCTTGGTGGTTTTTTGTTGTGCGGAAAGAGGTGAAGCAGGATGGCAGAGGAAAAGAAAAAGACAACAAAAAAGAAGACAACACCGAAGAAGGAAAAAGACAAAAGATTCAATGAACCACAGGACATGAAGGAAAAGTGGGAAGAATACAAAGCATGGTGTGATTCGCAGACTGTCACCAGGACAGAATTTTCACAGAAAAACAGTGAATTTGTGACTGCAACCATCCCTGCACCTATAACATATACAATCAAAGGCTTCTGCATCTGGCTTGAAATGACTGAAGCAAACTTCTATTTGACATACAATGACAATGACAGGTTTAAGTCGGTTATCGCACATATGAAGGAAGAATGTGAAATGGATGCCAGAAGGAAGTTTGAGAACAACACAATCAATTCAAGGCTTGCAGGACTTTGGATGTCAAACTACGGATATACAACCAATGTGAATGAAAAGGTTGAAGCGGACATGGATTTGAACATATCTGTGGACTATGGGGATGATGAATGATGAAACAGTGTGAAAGCTGCTTGTTCAGAGATTATAAAGACAAGCTTGTGGGCTGTGCTGTTCATACATTGCATTTTGAATGGACAAAGATATTGAAATGCATCCCCTTCTTCGGGGAAGAAGTGAAGGACTATGAATGCCCACAATATTTGACAGATGAAAAGGATTCGGTGTGGTGATATGAAGCTGACAGTGCAAATGAATCCAGGCTTCAAGGAAGTTGACAGAAGCAAATTGAGATATATCATCATGAAGGGATCGGCAGGATCGGGGAAATCTGTGGACACAGCAATGAACTATATCCTTCGACTGATGCAGGACAAAGGCAGAAATCTTTTGTGTGTCCGCAAATCTGACATCACAAACAGGGACAGCACCTTTGCTGAATTGACTGGTGCAATATATAGAATGTTTGGCAATAAGGCTGAAGCATACTGGCGAATCAAATATTCCCCTATGATGATCGAATGCAAAGCAAATGGGAATCAGATCATCTTCAGGGGTGTGAATGACGAAAAGCAAAGGGAAAAGCTGAAGTCAATCACCTTCCAAAAAGGAAAACTGACAGATGTGTGGATTGAAGAAGCAACTGAAATCACACAATCTGACTTTGAAATCATAGATGACAGACTTCGTGGTGAGCTTCCACCAGGTCAGTTCTATCAGATCAGATGCACCTTCAATCCGGTGAACAAGAATCACTGGATCAAGAAGGTCTTTTTTGATATTCCTGATGACAATGTGCTGACACATCATTCAACATACCTGGGCAATAGGTTCATTGATGATGCATACAAAGCCAGAATGGAAAGAAGAAAGATTGTTGATCCTGAAGGATATCAGATTTATGGTCTGGGCGAATGGGGCGAAATTGGCGGTCTTATTCTTCAGAACTGGGAAGTCAAGGAAGTGTCACAGAATCTGAATGACTATGATGACGTTGCAATCGGTCAGGACTTTGGCTTCAACCATGCAAATGCAATCTTACTTCTGGGATGGAAGGATGACAACATATACATCCTTGATGAAATATATCTGCATGAGAAAAGCACATCAGAGATTGTGCAGGAAGCAATCAGGCATGGAATCCCCACAAAGAAGCAGATGTGGTGTGATTCAGCAGAGCCTGACAGAATAAAAGAATGGACAAAAGCTGGCTTCAGAGCAAGGGGTGTTGACAAGGGCGGTTCAAGAGGTTCTGTCAATGCACAGATCGACTGGCTGAAGCAAAGGGAAATATATGTACATCCCCACTGTATCAACACCATCAAAGAAATGCAGCAGTGGAAGTGGCGAAAGGATGAAAAAACAGGTGAATATCTTGATGAACCAGTTCCGGTGATGGATGATGCAATGGCTGCCCTTCGTTATGGTGTGGAAGGATGGCGAAAGTTGAAGCGGTGGCTGGTGTAGACTACTGTCGAGCGGTTGCACAGTGCCTGTGGTTTTTAAATTTATCCATGACACCCATCTCCTTGGCTGGTCACAATCGGTGGTCAGGGGAAGGCACTGGCATTGTCCGCTTTTGTATATAGGATTTAACCCTTGAAATTCGCTTTTCAGGGGTTTTTGTATTATGAGAATAAAGAAGGGAAAGCGAATGATAAACAAGGCACAAATCAAACATTTCATAGATGAAGACACCATTTCCATCCGCAAAAGAAAGGCTGGAATCGGTCAAAACTACTATGATGCAAAGCATGACATCCTGAAGAAAAGGATGTTCTTCTTCAACAATGATGGAAAACTGGTTGAAGATAAGTTCAGAAGCAACATCAAAATCAGTCACCCATTTTTCACATTGCTGACAGACCAGCTTGCATCACACACACTATCATTCAAGGACAATCCGCTTCAGGCAATTGAATCTGCTGAAGGATTGCAGGAACATCTTGATGAATACTTTGATGCTGAATTCTGGGATGAGGTAAGCGAATGCATCAAAGGTGCATACAGCAAAGGCTTTGATTATATCTATGCATACAAGGGCGAAAATGGAAGGCTGACCTTCCAGGAAGCTGATGCAATGGGTGTGGTTGAAGTCAGAGCAAAAGACACTGATGACGAATGTGACTATATCATATACTGGTATATTGACAGAATTGATGAAGATGCAAAAGTCATCAAAAAGATTCAGGTGTGGACAGAAACAGAAACACACTACTTCAAACAAGTGGACAATGGGGAAATTGAAACGGATGATTCTGAAGAAGTAAACCCCAGACCACATGTGATATATACAGATGAAAAGACTGGACAGAAGATGGGCTATCCTTTAGGCTTCATCCCCTTCTGGCGGTTAGACAATAACAAAAAGCAGATCAGCGGTCTTGAACCTATCAAGGAACTGATTGATGATTATGACCTTCATGCTTGTTCACTTTCAAACAATCTGACAGACTTTGACACACCGATTCATGTTGTGTCAGGCTTCCAGGGTGACAATCTTGATGAACTTCAGTTGAATCTGAAGACAAAGAAGGTTGTGGGTGTTGATTCCGAAGGTGGAATTGATGTCAAAACTGTTGATATTCCCTATCAGGCAAGAAAAGAAAAGCTTGACCTGGATGAAAAGAACATTTACAAGTTCGGCATGGGTATGAACACAGCAAATCTGAAAGATTCCAATGCTACAACAAACATGGCAATCAAGGCTGCATTCTTTGACCTTGATTTGAAGGCATTAGCAATGTCAAAAAGACTTGGAAAGCTGATGAAGAACATCTTGAAGGTTGTTTTGGCTGAAATCAACACAGAGAATGGCACAGACTATCAGCTTTCAGATGTCAAATTTGACTTCTCACGAACAACATTGACCAATGACACAGAGAATATCCAAAATGAGAAAACAAAGGCTGAAACAGAGCAAATCAGGCTGAATTCTATATTGAGCATTGCAGCAACACTTGATGATGAAACAGTGCTGAAGAAGATTTGTGATGTCATTGATGTCAAATATGAGGATATCAAGGACAAAGTTCTTGCAACACAGGAAGAAGGCACAACAGCAACAGCCCAGGACATTCTTGATGGTGTCCAGACAGACCCAATTGAAGAATAGGCTGGTGATGTGTTGTGGCATTTAATGCAAGACAAAAGATGGTGCAACAGGCATTCCTGGACAATGAAGAAGCGGTCATCAAAGGGCTGAAAAGTGCATATAGACGATCACTGAAAGACATCACAGACAAGGCTGCAAAGCTTCAGAAGGAATTTGAAGAACTTGAAGCCATATATGACAGCATAGATGATGAAGAAGAAAAGAAAATCCTGAAATCCCGAATGCGGTCAAAGGTGTATCAGAAGCAATACCAGGAATCATTGCAGAAGCAAGTCGGTGACATCATTGGCAAGCTTCATGATGAAGACTTCAAAACAGTGTCTGAATATCTTGAAAAGTGCTATGAAGACGGATTCCTGGGGACAATGTATGATCTTCAGGGTCAAGGCATCCCCATGTGCTTCCCACTTGACCAGGAATCAATGGTCAGAGCGGTTCAGCTTGATTCCAAAATCAGCAAAGGCTTATATGACCATCTGGGTGAAAACTATGGCATGCTGAAGAAACGAATCACAGCAGAAGTCAGCAGGGGCATTGCTTCTTCTATGACTTATGCCCAGGTTGCACAGCAATTGGCTGGAAAGATGACTGGCATATACAAGAACCCTGGCGGTGCTTTGGCATATTCCATGAGAATTGCAAGGACAGAAGGTCACAGAATCCAATGCCAGGCAACAATGGATGCATGCTACAATGCAAAAGACAGGGGTGCTGATGTTGTCAAGCAATGGGATGCAACACTGGATGCAAGGACAAGAAATTCACATGCAATGGTTGATGGTGAATGGAAGGAACTTGATGAAAAATTCAGCAATGGCTTGATGTTCCCTGGTGATCCATCAGGAAGGGCTGAAGAAGTCATCCATTGCAGATGTGCATTGCTTCAAAGGGCAAGATGGGCTGTGGGAAATGGCTTCACAAAGATGAACAACTTCACAAAGCAGCTTGAAACCTTTGAAAGCCCTGAAAATTATGCTGAATTCAAGAAGGCTTTCTTCTCAAAAGAGAACAGAAGCTATATGAACCATGTGCAGAAGATGGAAGAAAAATATGGCACAAAGGACTTTGCAAAGGTTCTGGACAAGATGGACACAAGAGAATACAACAGATATGAAAAACTTCTGGCTGGGAATCCGGTGTTCAGTAAGAAGGCATTGATAAATGTTGCGGATGCAGAAGATGTTGCAAAAGTTGCAGATGTGCCGAAAGCCACACCGAAAACAAGCACTTTTGTTCCGGCAAAGACTGTTGAAGAAGGCACACAATATGCAGAAAGGTTTGTGTCAACCTACAAATCCAAGTATTCAGGCAATGTTGATTACGGAAAAATGGACACAGCAAGCATAAATGAACTGAACAAAACCATTGATGCAATATATGCTGCTTATGATGTACCACCATTGAGAAATATTCGTGTGATGAACATGCGAGAAAAAAGATGGCGTGATGCATCTGCTGAAGCGGCTTTTGGTTGGGGTTCTGGTGATTTGTATATCAACGGCAAATATTACAAAGACAGAAAATCAATTGCCAAACACAAAAAAGAATTTGAAGACCTGCTTGAAAGAGTTATGCCAAAAGTGCCGGGTGAAATTGCAAACCTGGAAGGGAAAACAGACTATTCATCCAGAACAAAGCACAGATATTTTTCAGCTTTGTTGAAATCGGGCAGAACAAATGTGTCAGGTGTTGAAATTGAAGGTTCAATTGTTCACGAAATGGGACATATGCTTGATGATAGACTGTTTGGCTTGCAAAAGACACAAAGTGCTTTTAATATGAAAGCAAGCATGGAAAAGTATGCAAGCAACATTTCTGCTTATGCAACAACAGATGCAAGGGAATATGTTGCAGAAAGCTTTTCGGCATATTGGAAGGGCGAAACGGACATACTTGATCCTGAACTTGTTAAAATATTTGAGGGGGCAAGGAAGAAGTGAATGACGAAATAATCATTGATGATTTCACAAAAGAATTGAGAGAGCTTGACGAAAATTCAAGCAAAGAAGAAAAAGACGAATAACAGCACTTTGCAGCAATGCAGGGTGCTTTTTTTATTGGAAAGAAAGGTGAAAACATGACAGAAATTAATTTGATGACAAGTGATCAAAGGCTGATAGCGGTGCAGAAGGTTGTCATTGCATCAGGTGATGTGAATTCAGTGCAGCTGAAGGTTGTCTTTGATGATGCATGGAATGGATTTGCACACAGAACAGCAACATTCCACACTGCTGAAGATTCCACAAAGTATGAAGCACTTCTTGTTGATGATTGCTGTGTTGTTCCCTGGGAAGCACTTCAGAAGCCAGGAACATTGTTCATAGGGATCAGAGGTGCAGAAACAGATGGTGATTTGTTGGTGGATGTTGCAATCAAAACATCATCACTTGTGAAGTACAAAATAGAACAGGGTGCAGAAAACGGACAGACCACACTGACACCTTCAATGGACTTATTTCAGCAGTATCTGAAGGCAATGGATGACAAGGTTGACCCATTCAGGGCTGATGTATATGCACAGATGGATGCAAAGATAAAACAGCATGAAGAAGCACTTGCAAACATCACTGAAGGGCATCTTCTTTGGGAAAATCCTGACCCCACAGCTGAATTTGCAGCACAGACAATTGCACTGGATTTGAGTGCATACAAAAAGGTTGTTGTGCTATATGCAGGGGAAAAAGGAACAAGAAGCACCATCATGTATTCGAAAGGTGAAGACTATGAAATGAGAATGATAGATGGCGGTGGTACAAGTTCAACAAATACCTTTGCAAGAAAAATTTCATGGAATAATTCTGGTGTAACGATAGGAACACCAGGCAATTCCTATGACGATGAATGCATACCAGTCAAAATCATTGGCTTCAAATCAGGTGGCATCATTTCAACATCAGATGATGGTGGAATTGAAGATGACGGATTCGACTTATAAGGGGGAAATGTAAATGAATCATAATTTCAAAGTATATGACACTGACCCCTTCTTCATGGTGGATGCTGCAACCAGAGCCATCAAGAACATGTCACAGACAAAGGTGGCGGTCATGCAGGGTGACCACAAATCAGAAAGATTCACCTTCCAGCTTCCCAGATACATTGAAGAACATGACATGATGGAAGTGGACAAGGTTGTAGTGCATTTCTTGAATGTTGGAAAAGACCAGACGAAAGGTGTCTACACTGTGGATGACTTATCAATCAATGATGAAGATGAAAGCACAGTGAAATGCTCATGGCTTTTGACAAAGGCAGCAACAGCCCACACCGGAAAGCTTTCTTTTCTGATCCGCTTTGTGTGCTTTGCTGAAGATGGAATCACTGTTGACTATGAATGGAACACAGCCATCTTTTCAGGCATATCTGTGGGCGAAGGAATGGACTGTTCTGACATCATTGATGATGAAAAGTATATTGACATCATTGAACAGTGGAAAACCGAACTGAAGGCAGAATTGAAGGGCTGGATTGATGATGAAGTTGCATCCCAGGTTGACCTGGTGCAGATTCAGAAGAACACACAGAACATTGAAACCCTGACAGAAGAACACAATCTGATGAAGGCAAAGGTGGACAACTTCGGGAAGCTCAATGAAGGAAGCACCACAGCAGATGCTGAACTTATTGACATCAGGGTTGACCATGAAGGCAACACATTTGATTCAGCTGGTGATGCAGTCAGGGAAGCAAGCAGAAAAGCAGCCCAGAGTGTGGCAGAGATTGCAGAAATCAATGCCAGGGCGATTATTTCCAAAGCAGAAGGGAAATATCCCACTGTGACAGACAGTGCTTCAGAAACGAATTTCAAGGGCTTGAAGATATACGGAAGAACAGACCAGGTGAAGACAAGCGGTGCGAATCTCTTTGATGCTTATGATTTCAGTTACACTTCTCAAGGTAATAGATGTATTGCTGAAACACGTGGAGAGGGTGCGATAAGAGTATCTGTGAATAATCCGTCAGACTATATGAATGCGAATGTATTTGTAATAAAAACCGCTTCATTAGAAGTTGGAAAGGTGCTTTATGCTACTGCAAACATAGCTAAAGGTGATGAGGGTAATGTTCCTGGCTTAGCACTATATGCATACAACACTACAACAAAAAAAGGTGTAACAATTATTTCGAATATAGATTCCAATAATACTGGAAAAGCAAGATGTGCAGTTAAACTTACTGAAGCTCATATTACTAATTATGACGAGATAAGAATTTTGTTTTACTATAATTCATCATCTTCCGTTGGATGGCAAGTTGGTGATTATGTTGATTTCTCAAATATTATGATATCAACATCAGATGTTCCTTATGAACCCTACACAGGACTTGCACCTTCCCCATCACCTGAATATCCACAGGCATTGAATACAATTGCAGGTGGTGGAAGTGTTGTTCTGACAGTCGCTGGCGGTGATGCTGAACCAAAGACAGCAATCTTTTCCACACCAAACGGACTGCCAGGAATTCCAGTCGAATCTGGGGGCAATTACACTGATGAAAGCGGTCAGATGTGGATGGCTGATGAAGTGGATTGTGAAAAGGGTGTCTATATTCAAAGGGTGAAGAAGATTGTTGATGATGGTACATTAGGAAGTGCATGTTCTTCTCATGCAAATGGTCAGATATATCACACAATAAAGCCCTCGAATTTGAAAAGGGATAGTGCAGTGTTGTCTGAAAGGTATATTGCAAAGGGTTGGAGTGATAAAAACAACAATATATATTGCATTGCTGAAACAATTGTTGTGACTGATTCACGATTCACCAGCAGTGAAGAAACGCTTGCAATTCTTCAGGATGAAAAAAATGCAATATTGTATGAACTTGCAGAACCCATTGAAACATCACTGACAGAAGAAGAAATTGCTGCATATAAGGCTATGAAAACACACAAGCCTGTGACCACTATCATCAATGATGCTGATGCACACATTGAAGCGGACTATGTGGCAGACACAAAGACATACATTGACAACAAATTCGCAGAACTTGCATCTGTAATTGTAAACAACTCATAAAGGGGGGAATGAAAAATGTTCAATATCTTTAAAAGTGTTATTGACAGGGGCAAATTTGACCTTCCTGACATACTGGACAAGATCAAGACATCCTACATCATGGGTGACATCACTGAAGAACAGTGCCAGGAGCTTCAAAACCTTGCACAGAGCAATGCAAAAGCGGAACACAGCACAGATGTCATTCAGAAGCTTATTGACCTTGAAAAGCGAATTCTGAAGCTTGAAGCACTTCTGGAAAATGATGAAGAATCAGCACCGGAAGAAGCACCTGAAGGATCAGAAGCAACATATCCTGAATTTGCATCCGGTAAATGGTACTATGGCGGTGACAGAATCAGCTTTGATGGCAAAAACTATGAATGCACTGCACCTGAAGGCACTGTGTGTGTATGGAATCCAAAAGATTATCCTGCATACTGGGCTGAAATTGAATAAAAGTGAACAATTGACCTGGGCAAGTCTTAAAACTACCCACAGGACATCTTCAAAAGGTGTCCTTTTTCTATGTCAAAATTCATCTGTGAAGATGTAAAACATCAACAACCTATCAATTCATGGCGAACATGTAAAAATCGTAAGAAAGGGGCAAAAATCAAATGACATTAGAAGAAATATTGAAATCACAGGGGCTGTCTGATGAACAGATTTCCACCATCACAGGCGAAATGAAGCAGAATAAAATCTTCACCGCTGGGGAAGAAAATCTTGACATCAGATATGGCAAATTGAAGGGTGAACATGACAACCTGACATCACAACATGCAGAAGCACAGACACTTATTGAACAGCTGAAGAAAGGTGCAAAAGGCAATGAAGAACTTCAGGGGCAAATCACAGCCTATGAAGGACAGATTGCACAGCTTCAGGAACAGTTGAAGCAGACACAGCTTGAATCTGAAATCAAAGTGGCTTTGTTAGCTGCAAAAGCATCTGATGTGGACTATATGACATTTAAGCTGAAGGAAAAAGGTGAGCTTGAACTTGGCGAAGATGGTCATATCAAAGGCATTGATGACAAGATTGCAGGATTGAAGACACAGTTCCCTGCCCAATTTGAAGCTGTGAAAGGCGGTCAGATCATTGACCCGCAACCACTTCCAGGCGGTGAACCCAGAAAGTCAACAATCACAAAAGAAGCATTTGACAAAATGGGCTATCAGAACCGCTTGAAACTCAAACAAGAACAGCCTGAAGTCTATGCACAGATGACAGGCAAAGCAACAGAATAATGAAAGGTATGGTGAAATACTATGGCAATGACAAAACTTGAAAACTTAATTGATGCAGAAGTTATGGCTGATGCTATATCTGCAAAAATCGGTTCAAAAATCGTGGTGACACCTTTTGCAAAGGTTGACACTACTCTCACAGCAGCAAATGCTGGTGACACAATCACAGTTCCAAGATTCTCTTATATCGGGGATGCAGAAGATGTGGCTGAAGGTGTTGCATGCGGAACAGTTCTGCTTACAGCAGATTCAACAACTGCAACAGTAAAGAAAGCAATGAAGGCTGTTGAACTTACAGATGAAGCAGTTCTTTCCGGTTATGGTGACCCTGTTGGTGAAACAAACAACCAGCTTTCAAAAGCTATTGCATCAAAAGTTGATGCAGATGCTATGGATGCACTTCAGACTGCACAGCTCAAATATGATGGCTCTGCAAAGGCAATTGGCTATGCTGGCATTGTTGATGCAATTGACATCTTTGAAGAAGAATTCAATTCTGCAAAGGTTATCTTCATTCATCCAAAACAGATGGCTGCACTTCGTAAGGATGCAGACTTCATTGCAGCAGACAAAATTGCTGAATCATTGATTGTGACTGGTGCAATCGGCAAAATCTGCAATTGTGAAGTTGTAGTTTCAAAGAAAGTGCCTGAAAATGAAGGTGGCACAGGCTATGTTTGCCCTATCGTTAAACTTAACGAAGATGCAGAAACAGAAGATGACACACCAGCATTGACAATCTACATGAAAAGAAATGTGAACCTTGAAACTGAAAGAGATACACTTGCAAGAAAGACAATCATTTCTGTTGATGAAATGTACACTGCCGCTCTTTCAAACGCTTCAAAGGTAGTTCTTGCAACATTCAAGAAATAATGAAAGGGGGATTCCCTGATGATTATTTCTGTCGAAGAATTAAAATCATTGATTGACTGCAAAAACTGGACAGATGAAAGAATTGTCCGAAAACTGAAGGCAATTGAACAGACCATCAGACAGTACACAAACAACACATTCCAGGTCAGAGAATGCAGAAGGGCTGCTGACATTGTTGGCAGCCTTCTTGTTTCTATGGATGACATGCCCTTCAAGGTTGGTGACACTGTGGAAATCAGTGAATCAGGCTTGAATGCAGGGCTGTTCACAGTGGCAAGTGTATCAGACAACACCATCAGTGTTGAAGAAGACATTGATGATGAAAATGATGTGCTTATCACCAGAGTGAAATATCCCGAAGATGTGATTGACTGTGCTGTGAACCTGATGGAATGGGAAATCAACCACAGGGCGAAAGTCGGAATCAAATCTGAAACCCTGTCCAGACATTCAGTGACTTATGAAGACAGTGCTTCAATGTTCAATGGTTATCCAGTAGGCATTTTAAGCAGTGTCAAGCTGTACAGGAAAGTGAGGTTTTGACCATATGGCAAACATAGGTGGAAACATCACAGGCATCATTCAGACAAAGACTGGATCAGGCAAAAATGCAATCGGTGAAGCGGTCAACACATGGCAGGATGCTTTCAGTCAGGTTGGATGGCTTGGGCTTCAGTCTGGTGACAGCAAAAGAACAACATTCAACACAAAGCTGGAAGAATCCACACATGTTTTTCTGTGTGACTTCAATTCAGGCATCTATGCCCTGGCTGATCAGGACACCAGAATGGTCATCAAAGGCAGCATATATGATGTGCTGCTGATTGACAATCCTGATGAAATAGATGAACAGCTTGAAATCTACTTGAAGAAAGTGGGTGGTCAGGTTGTCAAAGGTCAAATTTGAAGACTACACACTGGAAGTGATGGAAGTCATAGACAATCAGATCAATGCAACACTTGAAGAATGTGCTGGTGAGATCGAATCCCAGACAAAGCAGAATTCAAGGGTTGACACTGGACAGACGAAGAACAGCTTTCAGCACAAAGTGGTTGAATCTGAACATGTTGCATATATCGGTTCAAATCATGAAAATGCAATCTGGGAAGAATTCGGCACTGGTGAATTTGCCCTTGAAGGCAATGGCAGAAAAGGTGGCTGGTTCTATAAGGATGCAGAAGGCAATGGACACTTCACAATGGGCAAAAAGCCTTCCAGGGCTTTCTGGAATGCATATAATTCATTGAAAAAAGCAGTCACAGACAAACTTCAGAATGCTTTGAAGGGGTTGTGATTATGGTATTGCAATTTATGAATGAACAGATGACAGCCCTGGGGATTCCTTATGAATTCGGGGAATGGACATCTGAAGACAAAACACTGTATTTTGTGGGTGAACTTCCTTCACCGGAAAGCATCACCACAGAAGACGGACAAGAAGAACAGGCATTCTTTTTGAATGGCTGGCATACAGGGGATAAATATTCCCTTGAAGTAATAAAAAACAAAATCAAAAAGCACTTTCATCCTTCCTATGGCTTCAGGGCTTCAACGGAAGAAGGCACAATTGTGTGCTTCTATGAAGGTGCTTTTTTTGTTGAAACAGGGGTTGGTGGGGTCAACAGAATCCAAATCAACCTACGAATCAAACAATGGAAAGGGGATTTCTAAATGGTAACAGGAAAACATGGAATTTCAACAACCACACCTGAAAACATTCTTCTCGGTGCTGGTACATTTCACAAAGGCTTGAAGTGGGATTCACAGTCCAAAACATGGGCAGGCACATGTGTTGGTGCAACATCAGGCGGTGGCAAGGTTGCAATTGAAGGTGAATATCTTGACATTGAACTTGATGGTGCAATGGTGCTTGTGAAGGGCTTGACAGTGAAAACTGGTGGTAAAGCCAACATGGAAGTCAACATTGCTGAACTTTCAGGTGATTCAATCAAGATGGCAACAAACTTCAAAGAAGGCGAATCTGATGCTGAAGGATATAAGATGTATGTTGATAAGCCTGCAATTGAAGAAGGTGACTACATTGACAACTTCGGTTTTGTAGGTAAAACAGCAAACGGAAAGAAAGACATCATCATCATCTTTGAATCTTCACTTTGTAAGTCTGCTTTTGAACTTGAAGGCAAGAACAAGGAAGCATCTGTGTTGAAGCTTACACTTGAAGCTTATGCAGAAAATCAGGGTGATCTTGATACACTTCCGGTCAAGATTTACTATCCCGAAGCTGTAATTGTTTAAGGGGGCTTGAATGATGATAAAAGTCAAAGCACTGAAGACATTCGCAGATAAGCACACTGGGAAAAAACACATTCCTGGTGATGTGTGGGATGTAACTGTTGAAAGATGCAATGAACTTATTGAAAAAGGTGGATATATCACCATCCTTGGTGTAGTTCCTGCATCAAACAACACAAAAAAAGAAGAAAAATAATATAAAAGTTAAGGAGATTTGAACAATGGCGAGAACAAAAAAAGAAATATCAGAACCAATGGAACAGGAAGCAACAGTGACTGAAGTGGTCAAAAAACCTTATACATTCAGAAGACTGTCAACAGTTGACTTATTCCCAATGTTTAAGGTTATAAGCAAACTCGGCTTGAAACAGTTCCAGGAAAACGGCGGTATTAAGACAATAATTTCACGAATTGCATCAGGTGGTAAGGAAATCAATCCAACAGAACTTGGCATTGACATCTTCCTTGAAATCACATTCCTTGTGATTGAAAACCTTCCAAAATGCGAAGATGAACTCTATGCCCTACTCTCACAGACATCTGACTTGTCTGTTGATGACATCAAGGCACAGGATATGTCAATCACCGCTGAAATGATCCTTGACTTCATCAGAAAAGAGGAATTCGGGGATTTTTTCAAGGTTGTTTCAAAATTGTTCAAATAGGTGACTTTCAATTCATGGATTTGCTATCTAAACGATATGCAAATCCATGTTTTTTTATGGATGGAATGATTTCAACAGGCAGATTCAGTGAATTTGTGACCGAATTTATAAAAACCATAAATGAAGAACAAGAACAGGACATCAACTGGCAATACTTCCTTCATAAAGTGTGGGAAGGCTCTTATTCTGACTTTGTGGATGACATAAAAAACAACAAAGAAAACCAGAACATGACTGAAACTGCAAAAGAATCAGCTGTCCAACATTCAATGAAGATATTGAACAATTTTAACCCTGAAAGGGGTGAAACAAAATAAATGGATTTATTCAAACTACTTGGCACAGTGGCTGTTGATGTCAAAGATGCACTTGAAGCTTTCAAAAAGGTGAAAGATGAAGGTGACAAGACTGAAGGCAAGCTTGGAAAGGTCTTTTCAGGCATTGGCAAAGGTGCAGCTGTTGTTGGAAAAGCCATTGGCACAGGGCTTCTTGCCGGTGCTGGTGCTGTTGCAGCAATTTCCACTGCTGCAATCAAATCCTATGCAGACTATGAACAGCTTGTAGGTGGTGTTGACACACTATTCAAAGAAAGTTCTGACAAGGTTCAAGAATATGCAGCCAATGCATACAAAACAGCTGGAATGTCTGCAAATGAGTATATGGAAACTGTCACAAGCTTTTCTGCTTCTCTTTTGCAGTCGCTTGATGGTGATACAAATGCTGCTGCTGAAAAAGCAAATCAGGCAATCACAGACATGTCAGACAATGCAAATAAGATGGGAACAGACATTTCCATGATACAAAATGCATACCAGGGCTTTGCAAAACAAAACTACACCATGCTTGATAATTTAAAACTTGGATATGGTGGCACAAAAGAAGAAATGCAAAGACTTCTTGAAGATGCAGAAAAAATATCAGGCATAAAATATGACATTTCTTCTTATGCAGATGTTGTTGATGCAATTCATGTAATGCAAGAAGAAATGGGGATTGCAGGAACAACAGCAAAAGAAGCATCCACCACAATTCAGGGTTCTTTGGGGATGTTGAAAGGTGCATGGTCAAATTTGATGACTGGGCTTTCTGATCCTGATGCAGACCTTGGAACATTGATTGACAATGTATTCAGTTCTGTTGTCACATTCGGGGAAAATCTTATTCCCAGGGTGACACAGGTCTTGTCAGGTGTAGCAACAGCATTTCAGCAGCTTGTTCCACTTTTGGCTGGTGAACTTCCAAACATGCTGATGCAGGTGCTTCCTGCACTGATTCAGGGTGCGACAGCATTGGTTCAGGGTCTGGTTGCAGCTTTGCCTGCTGTTTTGGATGCACTTATGGGGATTCTTCCGGCATTGATTGAAGGAATGATGTCAATTGTTGATGCATTAATCGGTGCATTGCCACAGATACTTCAAATCTTGATGGCAGCATTGCCCACACTGATTCCACAGCTTATTGATGCATGTGTCAGCCTGATCATGATGCTGGTGGAAATGCTTCCGCAAATCATCCAGCCTATCATTGACAATCTGCCCATGATTATTGCTTCAATAGTCACTGCATTATTGAACAATTTGCCTGCATTGATAATGGGGGCAATTCAGCTTGTCATGGGGCTTGTCGCTGCACTACCACAGATATTTGCTGCACTGATCCAGGCAATTCCTTTGATTTTTCAGGGAATATGGGAAAGCATCAAGAATGTTTTTTCGCCTGTTGCAGAATGGTTCAGCAACATGTGGAACAGCTTGGGCAATGTCCCAGGTCTTTCAAGCATGAAAACAATGATTGAAAATGTGTGGGGTGCAATTAAGGACTACATCACCACATACATCAATGCAATCAAGAATGTTGTCACAACTGTGTGGAATTCAATCAAAGATGTCATTTCAACAGTTATCAATGCAATCAAGAATGTCATTTCAACAGTGTGGAACTCAATCAAGACCATTATCTCTTCAGTGATGAAACTGATTTCAAGTGTCTTGAAGGGTGACTGGGAAGGTGTCAAATCGGCAATTTCCAACATTCTGAATGCAATCAAATCTGTTATTCAAAGCATATGGAATGGCATTTTGTCCGTCATATCAAGTGTGCTGAATGGTATCAAGAACACTGTTTCAAGCATCTGGAATGGTATCAAATCAGTGATTTCAAGCTATTTGAACATGATAAAAACAACAGTGTCATCCATATGGAACGGAATCAAAGGTGCAATTTCTGGGGCTGTCAATGGTGTCAAAACAACTGTGACAACAGGCTTCAATGATGTGAAGAACAAAGTCATCAATGCATTCAATGGCTTGCCTGGAAAACTGACTGCCATCGGGAAAAACCTTGTTCAAGGTCTTTGGAATGGTATCAGTGGCATGAAGGACTGGGTTCTCGGCAAAATCAAAAGCTTCGGCACAAGCATCTTGAGTGGTCTGAAAAGTGTATTAGGCATTCATTCCCCATCAAAAGAAACAGAATATGATGGTGCAATGCTGGCTGAAGGTCTTGCTGTTGGTATTGGAAAGAAGAAAAGCAAAGCAGAAGAAGCTGCTGAAGACCTTGCATCTGCAACACTTGATGCTGCTGAAAAAAGGCTTGACAAATTCAAGACTTATAATGACATGTCACTTGCAGAAGAAGTGAAGTTTTGGAATGCAGCAAGGGTTCAGATAAAAGAAGGCACTGAAGCAAGGGTGAAGGCTGACAAGAAATATTTTGATGCCAAAAAAGCTGCCGAAGATGATCTCATGAATAGCTATGACAAAAACCTTGACTTCATGAAGACTTATCACAACATTTCACTTGCGGAAGAAGCTGAATACTGGAACGGAATCAGGATTCAATATGCTGAAGGCACAGATGAAAGACTTGAGCTGGATAAAAAGTATTTTGCAGCACAAAAAGCTGCTCAGGAAGAAAAAAAGAAGGCTGAAGATAAAGTCATCACTGATGCTGAAAAATGGCTGAAACAGTA